GTTCGGTGAGCATGATGACTTGACAGATTCGGCAGTTCAGGCGGTAATACGGTTTAGACAGGGCAACTTTCTTCAGTTGCCCAGTGATTTCATTGAGGAATCGGTTGGCCCCCAAATCCATGAGTACTATTGAATATGGCACAACAAAGTAGCCCGGACGTCGATCAGATTCTATCTACTATTCGTCAGGTAGAGTCTAGCAACAACTATGGTGCGCAGGCAAAGGGTTCGTCGGCCTCGGGCGCGTATCAGTTTATTGATAGTACGTGGCAGGCTTCGACAAAGAAAGCTGGTTTAGGGACGGAGTACTCGAGGGCCAAGGACGCTCCTCCTGAGGTGCAAGACGCGGTGGCCGCGTTTGCTGTTCGGGACATCTTGAATCGCACGGGCAATGACGTGGCGAAGGTGCCGCTGGTGTGGTATACGGGCAACCCCGAGGGTCGGATGACCGAGGACGCTCTTCGCGCAAACCAGGGCCTGACTCCGGATAAGTATCAGCAGAAGTGGTTGTCTGTGTTAAGTGGCGGTGCTCCGGCACAAACGGCTCAGGCTCCGCGGACCACGGCCCAAGGACCAAAGCAGGTAGGCGCTCGTGTGGCGGCTGCTTTTAACCCGAGGGATTTGCCGAGTAGTTATACGTCGGCGTTGGCGTTGAATTATTTGGCTGACACGGACCCTGAGGGTTTGACGATGAGCAAGGTCAACGAGATGTTGACCGAGATGATTGAGGATGGTGGTGGTGCGGCAAAGCCTGCTGGGGGCAAGATCCTGCAGCAGTTCGCACAGGCAAAGAGTGTTGATCCCTTCCAGTTCGTGTTGCAGCAGGAAGAGGCTGCCCAGCCCAAGCAACGTGCTGTGCCGAGGATGCCTAAGATGTTCGCTGACGGCGGTGAAGTTGGTGAGCAATACGAGTCCTTAGAGGACGTTATGGCCGCCGCCCCCACGCAGGACGCAGAGCAAAGACAGTGGGAGCAGGAGATTCCTGTTCGAGAATTGACTCGTCAGTTAAATGAGACAGTGGACAGGTATCGTGCTGGCAGGGCTTCGGAAGCAGACGTAAAACAGTTTTTCCCGAACTACAGTGATTACGATATTGCCAATATGTTTGGCATGACAGATGCTGGCCAAAGCGGTCCAAGGCCCGAGATCACTGCTCAGCCCTTCTTAACTCCTGAAGTTTACGATCGCGCCATGAACCGTGGTCGTATGGAAGAGTACAACGTAGAACGAGAAATTCGTGAGAAGAGCCCGAACATCTACCCCAACAAGCGTGATTTCACTTTGCGGTTGCAGCAGTTAGCCGACGGCGGTGAAGTTAACTACGACCAGATGGCGGAGCAGATGACTGTTGGAACACTGCCCACGGACCAACGACCAGCCGGTGAAGTGTTTCGGGGCATTGGGCAAGATATCGTGCGTGGAGCGCAGTATCTGCCGTATGACTTAGCGGGTGCTCCGGTGGACATTGCCACGATGGCGATGAGGCCGTTTGGGTACAACGTCGAGAAACCTGTGGGTGGCAGTGAGTATCTGATTGAGAAAGCTCGGCAGGCTGGGATTGCCCAGGCGCCCACGGGCTCAACTGCGGAGACTGCAACCCGCATCGGTATGGGATTCGTGAACCCTGCTGCGGTGGCAAGGCAAATACCTCGTGGAATCGCGGCGCTTGAAAAGGGCGTTGAAGCCATGACGCTGCCCACTTTTAGGCAGATCACAGGCAATCCAAGTGCTACTAAAGAGCAGATGATGGATTTTGTGCTCAATCAAAAAAGTATCCTTCAAGCTGGGGCGCCAGCTATTTCACGCGCTCCCGGTGGAACGTTCTTCTCTAGTAAAGACAGTAACTTAAACCGATTGATTAGCCGTGGTGAGGAAGTAGCACTAAATATTTCCAGAGAAGATCCAGAGAAAGCTGCTGCTGCAGGGGAGATGTTTACTAAAAAGGCACGGGAGTTTTTTGAAAAACGAGCAGGAAGCATTAACGACGAGCTAAAAAAGGAAATGATGGCTGGCCGTATTAAGATGCCGGGAGAGCTCGGAGAAGAATTGTTTCCGAAGTATCTTCGTGCTGCCGCTGAAAGAGGAGACGTCAGCGCTATGCGAGATTTAGAGCGACGGTATGACGAAATGCTCAGTGTTAAAAATATTAATCTTCCTAAAATAGATGTCAAAGACATTTACGAAGAGTCTAGACAAGTTAACCAAAACATCAAACAAAATATTTTGGCTCAATTCAAACAATACCCGGAATTAATTCCTGATGAGCTATTGTATAAATTCACTAACAAAGATCCAACAGAGGTTCGTATACGTCTCAAAGACAATCCGGAATATTTTTCTACGGTTTTAGAACCAAAAATTCAAAAACTTATAAATGTAGAAACAGAAACAATAAGGCCTGCTGACATCTCTGCATACGTTAGTATGTATGGAAAATATGCCCCAGAAAATTTAAGTCCAAACGAACTTGAAGCATTAAAACGAGGTCAGCCAATATTTGATATCGGCAGCGGATATATGGATCTTTTTGGTTACGACATAAAGGACTTAGCTAGACAAACCGCTAAGATGAGTACGCAAGAATTAAAGGACATTAACTTTGCTACGTTTGTTTCTCGCGCTTCTAAACTAGCCGTTAAACAAAAAACATTAGAAGCTCGTGCCGATGAACTTGCAGTAGCTCTAAAAAATAACAGACCAGTAGACCCAAAGGCGCTTTCTTTTGGAACGGAGAAATTTTTAGAATTACCAGATGGATTTACTTGGCGCAAAATTGTTGATCCAGATGCGACCTTAATTCAAGGGTCTGTTATAGATAACTCAATTGGTGGTTATGCTAACTATGGCTCATATGGACCGTTCTATAATGGCCGTAAAGCCTTGGATGATGGAAGCGTTGAATTGTTTGTGCTGTACAACAAAGACGGAATTCCTGTCACAAACGTGGAAATGGTGAAAGGCGAGAAATCTGGTAAATTCTCCATGCGTCAGGCTCAAGGAAATGGTCCGCTAACATCTAACGTCCTTCCAGAAGATTATCTGACGCAGATAAAAGCCTTTATTAATAAAACACAACCAGAAGACCTACCGTTTAACCTTTCTAGTGAAATTCGTTACATTGATGCCCCAGAAGGCTTTGCCAAGGGCGGCATGGTAGATAAACCTTTATATGATCGGGCAGTGTGATGGCCAAGAAAAATTCATTAAATAACATCGAAAAGGCTCTTGAGGCCGTGGGCCAAGAGCAAATGCTCGCGCCTGAAGTTGACGTTGAGATTGAGCAAGAAGAGCCGGAAGGCGAAGACGAGGGTGTAAGTATTGAGATCGGCGCCGATGGCAGTGCCACGATCACCATGGGCGAAGAGGAAGAGGTCAAGGAAACTAAGCATTACGAGAACTTGGCGCAGTACATGGATGCCTCTGACCTGGCCAAGATCGGTGAGGAGATCCTTGAGTACTTTGACTCGGACGTTGCTTCACGCGACGAGTGGGAGCGCACCTATGCCGAAGGATTTAAGAGCCTTGGATTCCAGTACGAGATGCGTACCAAGCCCTTCCGTGGCGCGGCTGGTGTGTCGGTGCCTTTGCTGACAGAGGCGATTACCCAGTTCTCGGCCCAGGCGATGAAAGAACTCATGCCCCCTGGCGGGCCCGTGCGCACGTCCGTGATTGGCAAGTCCAACCGCTCGCGCGAGGCTCAGGCTAAGCGGGTCAAGGACTACATGAATTACGAGATCACCACGGTGATGAAGGAGTACACGCCAGACTTCGACCAGATGCTTTGGTACGTGGGCTATGGTGGGTCGGCCTTCAAGAAGGTTTATTTTGACAAGAGCAAGCGGCGTTGTGTGTCGCCGTTCATTACGCCAGACAACTTTGTGATGCCCTACCATGGTTCGAGCAATCCTTGGGAAAATGAGCGCTGTATTCAGGTCGTTCCTATGTCTGCCAATTCGCTGCGTAAGGCGCAGGTGGCAGGCGTTTATCTGGACCTTGAGATGGAGGAAGCGCCGATTACGCCTCGCGAAACTCCAATCACGGATGCGCAAGACCGTGTCTCTGGCCAGAGTCCGGGGTACATGGACGAGGAATACACGCTCTTAGAAGCACACATTCTGTACGACATCCCTGGGTTTGAAGACAAGGATGGCATCAAGAAGCCTTACATCATTACGGTAGACAAGGACAGCGGCAAGGTCTTGGCGATCTATCGTAACTGGAAGGAAGAAGACGAAGCTTGCTGCCCGGAGCAGTATTACGTTCACTACATGTTCCTTCCCGGCCCTGGCTGTATGGGCTATGGCCTTGTACATCTCATCGGTAACCTCAACCGTGCTGCCACCTCCGCACTAAGGCAGTTGCTGGATGCGGGTACGCTGGCCAACTTGCCAGCAGGCTTTAAGGCTCGTGGTCTGAGGATCGCGGACGATGATGATCCCCTCCAGCCGGGTGAGTGGCGTGACGTGGATGCGGGCGGCGCGGACCTAAGTTCGTCATTGCTGCCCCTGCCATATAAGGAGCCAAGCCAGACGCTGTATACCCTGATGGGATTCTGTATTGACAGTGGTCGCAGGCTCGCCAGCATTGCTGACATGCAGGTTGGTGACGGTAACCAACAGGCCGCAGTGGGTACAACAATAGCAATGTTAGAAAAGGGTGCCAATGTTATGTCGGGCATCCACAAGCGTCTGCACTATGCCCAGAAGCTTGAGTTTGAATTGTTGGCTAACTGCATGGCCAAGCATCTACCGGACGAGTATCCGTACGAGGTAGAAGGCGGCGATCGCAAGATCTTCAAAAACGACTTTGATGACCGTGTGGACGTCTTGCCCGTGGCAGACCCCAACGTTCATTCCAGCGCCCAGCGCATCATGATGGCCCAGACCCAGTTGCAACTGGCCCAGTCTGCGCCCCAGATGCACAACATGTATGAGGCCTATCGTCGGATGTATGAGGCGCTTGGTGTGCGGGACATTGACATGGTCTTGAACTATGACGATACCCAGGAACCACGGCCCAAAGATCCGGCTACCGAGAACGCTGACGCCATCGACGGCAAGAAGTTAAAGGCCTTTGCTGGCCAGCAACATGACGCTCATATAGTGAGCCACATGCTCCAAGGCATGAGCCCAATCCTGCAGGCTAACCCCGTAGGTGCGATGAACCTAACCAAGCACATCTTGGAGCACGTCCGGATTAAGGCTGAGGAGCAGGTAGAGGCCCAGATCTTTGCTGAGTACGGTCCTGAGAACAAGGGCGTTGTGTCGGACATCCAGAAGGAAGCCATGGTTGCCATGTTGGTGGCTCAAGGGATGAGCGAGTTGCGTCAATTGTCTTCGCAGTTGTCTGGCGAGGGCGCACCCGACCCATTGATCAAGCTGAAAGAGCAGGAATTAGCTCAGCGTGCCCAGGCCGATCAGGCTAGAATCCAGGCAGAGCAGCAGAAGATTGGTCTGCAGACCCAGGAAATGCAGCAAAAGATGGTTACTGACGCCGCTAGACTTGAGACCCAAGAGGCTATTGCAGACCAGAAGGCTGACTTAACGTTAATGAGACTCAAACAAATGGAGCAACAAAATGCCATTAAAGCCCGGACGCAGCCGCAAGGTCGTCAGTGAAAACATCGGTGAGATGGTCCGCAAGTATAAGAAAAGCGGATCTATCGGCACC